CAATTTTACTAATGCTGAAAAAATAGTAATGGTAGATGATGTAAATCAAGCTGCTACATATGATGGTTCTACTTATACCCTATTGAGTAGTACTGGTGCTCCTGCTGATCCAGCTTCTGTAGCTGTATTTAGGGATCATATATTTTTTGGAGGAATGTCTACTAACCCACAAGAAATTGTATTTACTGCACCCTTTCTTGAAAATGATTTTACGGCTGCAAACGGAGCAGGGTCTATAAAAGTTGATACAAGCATTGTGGAATTAAAAGTATTTCGTGATGCTTTATTTATTTTTGGTAAAGATAAAATATACAGACTTACTGGTACAAGTATAGCGGATTGGCAAGTAGTTCCTGTAACAAGAACATTGGGTTGTGCCGATGGATTTTCTGTACAAGAAATAGGTGGTGATCTTTTATTTTTATCTCCAGATGGGTTAAGAACAATTGCTGCTACTGCTAGAATTGGTGATATAGAATTGGGTACTGTATCTAAGCCAATTCAACCACGTATTGAAGATATTGGTTTTGATAATATTACTTCTGTTATAGTAAGAGGAAAAAGTCAATATCGATTATTTTATCCAAAAACAGGTGGCACTACAGAAAATAGTAATGGTATTCTGGCTACGTTAAAAAGAACGCCAGAAGGAAGTATTGGATTTGAATACGCAGATTTAGTGGGTATAAAGCCTTCATCTATGGATTCTGGTTTTATTAGTAATACAGAATATATAATTGAGGGCGGATACGATGGCTATGTACGCAGACAAGAAAATGGAGATACCTTTGATGGATCAAACGTAATAGCCATATATCGTTCTCCTGATTTATCTCTTGGAGATACGGGTCTAAGAAAACTTATGCAACGAGTTATTTTAAATTACGAAGTAGAAGGAACAATAGCTGCAGAACTTAGGATTAGGTATGATTCAGACGATAGAGATGTACCACAACCCGCAAAATTTGATATTACCTCTCCCGGTGGAATAGCAATTTTTGGTAGTTCTTCTTCTGAATACAATAATGCAGTATATGGATCAAGTGGTGCTCCTATATTTAGAAGGGCTATTGAAGGATCAGGATTTTTAATTGCTGTTAAGCTTAACCACAATAGTTCTAATAATCCCTTTACTTTAAATTCATATCAATTAGAATTTACAACTGGAGGACGTAGATAATGGGTTCAACGTATACAAGACAAAGTAGTACTGAAATTGTAGATGGCGAGGTTATTCAAGCATCAGATTTTAATAATGAGTTTGAACAACTTGTATCTGCTTTTGCGGTATCTACTGGGCATAGCCATGACGGTACAACCGCTGAAGGTGGTCCTGTAACTAAGCTTTTAGGTACAGCTATTACTATTGGGGATGGTACTACTGGCACAGATATCGCAGTAACTTTTGATGGAGAAACAAGTGACGGTGTTCTAACTTGGATGGAAGATGAAGATCATTTTAAGTTCTCTGATGATGTTGTAATAGATAGTAGTAAAAGAATATATTTGTATGATGAGGGTGGTGAATATATCTATGGTGATGGCACAGACTTATATCTAGTCTCTGGTGCGGACATTAATATTCCTGCAAATATTGGTCTAACTTTTGGTAATGACGGGGAAAAGATTGAAGGGGATGGTACTGATTTAACAATTACGGGTAATAATATTAAGCTTACCGCTACAGCAGATGTCGTAATTCCTGCTGATGTAGGCATAACTTTTGGTACTGGTGAAAAGATTGAAGGAGATAGCACAGATTTAACTATTACATCAGGAGCAGATATTAATCTTACTGCTACAGCAGATGTAAACATACCTTCTGGTGTCGGTATAACTTTTGGAGACGATGGTGAAAAGATAGAAGGTGATGGTACAGATTTAACTATCTCAGCTTCTGCTCTTTTTAATGTAGATGCTGGAACAGATATTGTTTTAGATGCTGGTGGCGGTGATGTTTTCTTCAAAGATGATGGTACTACATTTGGTAGTGCTACTAATACTTCAGGTAATCTGATAATTAAATCTGGTACTACAACCGCTTTAACCTTTAGTGGTGCCAATGTAACTGGTGCCGGTACGTATACTGGTGGTGGTACTATGACTACTGGGGGTAATATTGTTATTCCTGATGCGGGTAATATTGGTTCTGCTAGTGATACGGATGCAATAGCAATTAGTTCTGGAGGAGTTGTAACTTTTTCGCAAAATCCAGTATTTCCTGATGGTGGGATAGACATTGCTGATTTAGATATAGATGGTGGTACGGATATTGGTGAAGCAATTGTAGACGCAGATTTATTTATTATTGATAATGGAGCAGGAGGAACGAATAGAAAAGTTACAGCTTCTAGAATTAAAACTTATGCTGGTGGTAGTTCTGATCCATCTTCTGCAGATGGAGATTCGCTTGGTACAGCATCTGCAGAATGGAGTGATTTATATCTTGCTGATGGGGGTATAATTTATTTTGGTAACGATCAAGAGATTACACTTACACATGTTGCTGATGATGGTCTTATTCTCAAGCATGTAGGTACAGGAGATGGAAAAGAACCTTCTCTTACTTTTCAAGCAGGGGATAATGATATTGCAGTTAATGATGTACTTGGTTCTATTTTCTTTCAGGCTCCAGATGAAGGAGCAGGAACAGATGCTGTACTTGTAGCTGCTGGTATCGAAGCTGTATCTGAAGGTAATTTTGCAGCAGACAATAATGCTACAAAGTTAAGTTTTAAAACCGCTGCTAGTGAAGCTGCTTCTGAAAAAATGTCACTTAGTTCAGCAGGATTACTTACAGTTGCAGATGATATTGTATTTAAGGATGGTGGAACAATTGGTGTAAGTTCAGCTACAGATGCTATGACAGTTTCCTCTGCCGGTATTGTAACTTTTAAAGATGATATCTTAATAAAAGATGGTGGAACAATTGGCGTAGCTTCTGCTGCTACAGCAATAACAATAGCCTCTACAGGTATAGTAACATTTGTAGATGATATTATTATTAAAGATGCAGGTACAATTGGTAGTGCAAGTGATACAGATGCTATCTCTATATCTTCTGGTGGTGTCGTTAATATATCTGCTACTACAGCAAATACTAGTGCATCAGATGGTGCATTAACAGTAGCAGGAGGAGTTGGTATAGCTGCTGATCTGTCTGTAGGAGATGATTTACGACTTATTTCAGATGATGCGGTTTTAAGTTTTGGTGCAAATTCAGACGTTACTATTACACATGATCCTGATGATGGTTTAATTTTAAAAAGTTTAGCTACTGCAGATGATAATCCTTTCTTACTAACTTTACAAACTGGTGAAACAGATATAGCAGCAAATGATGTAATTGGGGCTGTTAATTTTCAAGCACCTGATGAAGGAACAGGAACAGATGCTATACTTGTAGCTGCAGGTATTGAAGCTGTATCTGAAGGAGACTTTAGTTCAAGTAATAATGCAACTAAACTAAGTTTTAAAACTGGTGCTAGTGAAGCTGCTGCTGAAAAGATGTCCCTTAGTTCTACTGGTAATTTGACTATTTCTGGTGACTTGACTGTTTCGGGTGATGACCTTACAATGGGAACTAATACCAGTGGTGCTGCTTTAATTGCTGATGGCACTAATTTTAATCCAGTTGTAATTTCCGGTGATATTTCAATTGCTACTAATGGTGTAGCTGCTATTGGTTCTGGAGTTATTGTGACAGCAGATATTGCTGCTGATGCAATAACGAATGCTAAGATAGCTGATAATGCTATAGATAGTGAACATTACACTGATGGCAGTATAGATACTGCTCATATAGCTGATGATCAAATTACTTTAGCTAAAATGGCCTCTGGAACTGATGGAAATGTAATTTCATATGATGCTTCAGGTAATCCAGTAGCAATTGCAACTGGAAATGATGGTCAGGTTTTAACCAGTACAGGTGCTGGCAGTCCACCTGCTTTTGAAAACCTTCCTAGTAGTGGCCCTTCGCAAGCGAACCAAGCGGCAGTAGAAGCGCAAACCAATGAAGACACTTATGTGCCTCCAGACTTGCTTAACCACCATCCGGGCGTCGCGAAGGGCTGGATCGTCTACAATCAAGTCGCCAACTCGATACTAGCTTCGCTCAATGTGAGTTCCGTAACCGATACAGCAGCAGGTCAATTTGATGTGCTGTGGGACACAGATTTCTCGTCCGCAAATTTCGCTGTTGCTCTTTCGGTTCGCTACAATTCTCCAAACGCTCAGGAAAATAACTACGGCGGTGGCGGCGGAA